TTCTCAGCATCTCTGCTTGATAATGCTCTGTTGTAATTTTCTAAATATTTTCTAAATTGTTTTGATCTTTCTCTACGCAATTCGATGTTTAAGTATTCTAATATTGCTTCAATTTGTTGTAATTGATTAAATCTTTGTTCAACTATTCCTGGCAGTGACGCTGATGCTTTTTCGAGATTTCCGTAAATTCTAACTTCTTTTTTTGCTTGTTGAAGTTCGTTATCAAAATATGTTATACAATCTGGTATCTTATCTAAACTTCTAGATACTTCACTATACCAATTATTCGTCTTCGTATCTGTCATCGTATTGCTCTTCTTCTTGGTCATCTTGAAAAACTGTGTTTACCGCTTCTTCTAACTTTGGATCATATTCTCCAATTGCTTTTATTTCAAACTCGTCTACACCCATACTTTCCAAAGTTTTAACGTAGTCTATTGCGGCATCTTGTTTTTGTTTTTCAGGAATAAAATGTATCATTGAATCCCAAATACGTTCGATATCGTCGTGTGTCATTTCTATCATTATTCTGCCTCAGTTGGCTCATCTTGTGATGATGCTGTAGATAATTTATCAAAATCTTCCATAAGCATATCCAATTTGGGTCCAACCCAGGCTTTTCTGAATTCAATGTGTTCTTTTCCTGTAGGATCGACGTATTTTAATCTATTTCCTGTTTGTACTAATATACCTTTTTTCTCAAACAAGTCTACAAGTCCACTGTATGGATCCATACCTGTATCATAAGGAATTTTTACTTGCACACCTTCAAAAGGTTTAGCATATCTTGTTTTCATAACTTTACAAGCGGCTCTTATACCTCTGACATCTGTAACTTTATTTCCTTTTTCATCTTCTTTTAGTTTTAATTTCTTCATTGCAACAACAATACTTGATGCATATATAAATCCTTGTCCACCCGATATTTTATCATCTGGATCAAACATATCTTGTGATGCGTATGTGTGGTTTGTTGCTATAAGTCCTACATTCCAACTTCCAAACATATTAACACAATTTCTTACAAGTGCTGTTAAGGCTTTAGGTTTTCTACCCAAGTCACCTTTCATGTCACCCGCTTCGAACTGATTAACATCTGTTGGAGTAAGCATCATGCCCAGACTGTCTATAACAAATAGTACTTTAGGTGCACCTTCTTTGTTGTCTGCGTGTTGTTCTTTGTAGCCTTTCATGAACTCCGAAACAGTTTTTGCTACATCATCAACCATTGACATACTTAATTTTAAAAGTTTGTCTTCTGATGTATCCACTTTTAATGCTTGTAGCCATTGTTCATCTAATGCATTTTCTGTATCAATTAATATAACAAAGATCCCTTGCTCTTGTGCATTTTGTATAATATTTCCTGATGCTATGTAAGACTTTCCTGCTCCTGATTCACCTGCAAGTACTGTTACTTTGCCTAGCGGAATTCCTTTTTTAAAATCACTAGTCATCAAATAATTAAGTGCGTAATTTCCTGTTGATATCCAATCAGTAGGATCGCTAAATCCAATACCTAAACCTTGTATTGATTTTGTTATACTTTTTCTAAATTTTGTTGCGTCAAATACTTTTGTCATTTTTGTATCCTATAATATAATCCAAATGATTATTATAACAATTATCAACCACGCAGGTATTTGTTTGTATAAAATCCATTCGATTGCTTTTTTAATTTCTCTTTTCATATTTTTATTATAATACACAAGGCCTTAATAGTCAATATCAAGGCCTTGGTAAAATGTCAGATTATTTTGCTTGTCTTGAACGTATTAACTTCAAAATATCTTCTGCTCTTTTGGCACTATCACCTGCAGGAGCCGCCGTAGCCGCCGCTGTTGGTTGTGGTGCTGGTTGAGATACTGTTGGTTGTGCTTCAGTTTTAACTTCAGCATTTACCGGATCAGCAGTCTTTTCAACTGGTGCAGGTCTATCTGCTTTAGGTACTGACACTTGACTTTGGTAAGCCATACCAGCAGGTCTAAAGTATTGACCATACTTCTCAAGATCATAAGCCTCACCATCCACAGATTTTTCAAATAATTCTTTTATTATTTTAACTTCTGCTTCAGTTGGTTCTTTTGGTCTAAAGTCGTTTAGATTGTGTAATCCAAACTTTTCAGTTGCACTTCTTTCTGCTTCATCAAGTGCTCTTTCTCTTCTTGACCATTTTGATGTTGAGTAATCAGCATATCCACCTTTGGTAGTTTTGTTTATTCTAAAGTCAACACCTCTAACAGAATCAGTTGGTAACTCTTCCATCTCTGGATCAAGTAACGCACTTCTAATTATATTAAAAATTTGTGGACCAATTATAAATCTTCTAATTGGATTCTCTGGTGTTGTATCCTCATTTAATGGATTCTGGACAACAAAACCTTGGAAAATATAACTTTTCTTTTTCCAATATTTTCTACCCATGTCTTCCATGCTCTTGTCTTTAAACCATGGTCTGACTTCCGTCAGTACTGGGCAAGTCTTGCCATACATCTCCATACAAGGAACTTGTACAGTTACTGGTCTTGAATCAGTTTGACCTTTTATACCCGCAAAAGGTAATTTGATCATGTTTCTTTCAGTCCAGAAAAATGTATTGTTTGTATCCTTATCTGGTAAGAATCTAACGACTGCTTCTGCGCCTTCGTTTATATTCCAGTGAGGATAAATGGCGTTGTCTCCGCCTGTTGATGAAGTGGAGCGATTCACTTCTTGAGATTTTAACTTCGCCCTTATTTCAGCCAATGTAGCCATAATGTAAGCCTCCTATTTGTGCCTATGTTTGTTGTTGTGCCTAAACGTATATTAGACATATAGTACATAATATACAACTATATTTATCAGTTGTCTACGACTATTATTGGTAATATATGTATTTTATTATGAAAGATTAGCCAGTGTTTTGATTCTGTCTAGTTCTGTGTTGATTGCTTCTGCTTCTTCTTGTGCTTCTGCGTTATCGGATACTTCTTTTAATCTGTTAAAGTTTTGAGAAAGGTATGTCATAGCCTCTTTGCTATCTGCGAATTTTTTATCTGATTCGCCATCTTTGTTTAATACATCATAAACAGTTTTACCATCTTCACCTTTGTACATTGACACATAAGGTTTTATATCTTCAAAAGTTAAACCTTCTAGTTGGTTCTCATTAGTTTTGTCAGCATACTTTGGATCTCCTGACTGCATTCTTTTGTATGCAGTTGTGTTCATCATTTTGTCTGCCTTAGTAACATCTAGTTTTGCAGTTGCATTTTCTTTATCTTTTTTTGCTATTTCTGTATCTTGGTGTTTAGGTTCTGCATATTCGTTTGCTGTTTTCTCTGCCCATTCCTCAAAATCTTGTGCCTCACCTCTTGCTCTTTTATCTAGTTTAGGATGTTTTTTAGGATTGAAATCTTCTGGATCCATTCTTACTTGGTCAGCAAAAGCAGGATTTTTTTGCATTTGCTTGTAGTCGTCAATGTATCTTTTTGCTAACTGGATTGCAATTTTTTTATTTTTAATATAATCTGCATCTGGTTTAAATGCATCAGATTTTTCCATGTCTAATCCATCAGCAACTCTTGAAGCAAAGTTTGCCACTCTGTCTTCTTCTCCAGTTTTTGTAAGCATTCGAGATGCAATATCAGATAGTATAGAACTTAACATTGTGTTTTTGTCTTTGAAAGTTGTTGCAGATAACATTTTGTCTGCTGTTGCATCTTTTCTTAAAACTAATTTATTTTCTGGATCTGTTAGAAACGATGTTACTATTGCACCATGATCAACTGGTGGTTCCATTGGTGCATCAATTGGTTCTTCATCTGGCTCAAGTTCGTTAACTTGTTGTTCTTCTTTAGGTGCGTTTTCTAATTCGCTCATAATTTTGTTTATAAGCGGTAATGCATCTTCAACTCTATTGTCTAAATTTTTCATTGTAAACTTATCTTTAAGTGCATTAATTGTTTCGTCATCAACAACAATATCATCACCTGTTTTAAAATCTTTAGATGCCGCTTCGTAATGAGATTGTTTTGCTAAACCTCTTACGTAAGTTCTTAAATTTTCTAATTTTAATTTAGTTTGCTCAATGATGTCACCTGCGTTGTCATTCAATTGATCTTTATTAGTAACATATCTTGAGAATGAATTCAATTTTGCAATATCTTCTGATGTTTTGATTATGTGTTCACCAAATTCATCATGTGGTCTTCCACCGTTAGCAACGTGTCTTGTCATTGCTCTTGCACCTGCTAGGTGTGTTAATGGATATTTGAATCTTTCACCGTCTTCGTTTTCGATGTATAGTGATTGTATTTGTCTTGATCTAGCACCAGGTACTGTTTCGTCAACTTTTCCTGAGTGTCTAATTATTAACCTTGTTTTATCCAGGTTTTCATATGATCTTTTTGCTGTACCTGTAAGTCCTTCTTTAACTTCGATACCTGATAATTTTGTAATTCTGTTTAGTTCTTCTGACATTTCATCAGTATTTACCGTTTTGTTCGTATCTGCAAGATTTTGATAATCCTGCTTCGATAGAGCCGTTTTAGTAATATCCCTTACATCAAAACGTAATTGGTGTTCTACAGCAAAGTCTTTTAATTCTTTTAAAAACGCATACCATTCGTCCTTGCTATCTTCGTCAATTTTATCCACTAAATTACGGTTATAAAACACTTTCATTATATCGTCTTCTGCTATTGATATACTAACAGATCCATAAGTGTCGGAATCTTCCTTAAATTCAAATTCAAAAAAAGACGCAGTGCTTGGATCTGCAGTTGCGGCACCATTTTCGTCGCCTATTCTTATGTTGCTGAATTGCGATCTTATTTTATTAAAGAGATCTGTGGACGTTTTTGGATTCATATATTGTATTTATTATCCGTAGAAGTTTCCAAATATGGGCATTGGTGTGGTTAATTCTGACGATCTATCCGTCCATTTTTCAAATATTTTCGGATCAAAATCTGCTAAAACTTTCATCATACGTGTCATTAATAAACAACTCATTACTAAATCATCATGTTGTCCTGGTTTTGCTTTATAACTTAAACCAGTTGCAACAAAGTCTTTAAGTTCCGATATTAGTAATTGCGAGTTAATTTTCATTTTTCCACCCTCTACTAATTCTTTAAATTTTGTACAAGCATCTATCTTAAATTTAGCAGTTGTATTAAATCCTCTTCTAAACTTACGTCTGTGTCCTTTTCTAATTGGTTCAGATAAAAACATACCTTCTATATTTTCTTCTCCTATGTCCATTACTCTCATAAGTGCCGCTTCACCAATAGTGTTATTTTCCATTGAGTAAAATATTTGTGGAGAAGCCTGTGAATCTTGTTCAATTATTGTGTCATGAATATGCTTGTTAATTCCTTGTAGTATTCTTATTTGTTGATTCATTGGAGTCATGTTGTGTTGCCATTCACCCACTTGTTCAAATGTAGGCAATTCAAAAACTTGTATTGCGGCAAAGTCACCTCCAGTTCCCATTGAAGGATCTAAACTTACAAGATATGTGTGCCCCGGAGTTGGACGTTTAAACCAACGTACTTGTCCAGTTGTTTCTACGGGTGTAACACCTTCCATATCTACTAGATGTGTACTGCTGATAAGTGTTTCGTCAAAGATTAAGAATTCACATTCGTGTTCCCTTCTAAATCTTTCTTCACCTATTCTGGCTCTTTCTGCTTCTGCCCATTCTTCATCTCTATCCGGGTGTTCGTTCCAGTGTGCTTTCATGGCATAGAAACCGTTAGTACCTACAATTTTATCATTGCCATATTCGTCAAATCTTTTGTTTGCTTCTTTCCATATCATAGCAAATTGGTCTTCATCACTGTTTGGTGTTGAAGTAATTAAACATTTACCTCCAGTTGATAGTGTTGGAGATAGTGATGTCCAAAACTCTTTTGCTTTTTCTGGCGGTTGTACGAATGCAAACTCATCACAATATATCATTGTTAAGGACATACCCCGTCCTGTATTCTCTGTTGTTGTAGTTGCCATTATTTTTGATCCGTTGTCAAACTCAATTGAATTTCTATTATATTGTGTTACACCTGCTTTTATCCATGCTGGTAACATCTCGTAAGCATAACGCACCCTTGACATAATGTCTGATGCTCCTGCGTATTTGTGTGCGGCAATTAGTATTTGTGAATCTGGTCTGAACATAGCATACCATATGAGATATCCTGATGCACAGGTAGTTTTTCCTGTTTGTCTGGGTAACATTGATATTGAAAATCTATGTGAATTGTATGCTTCTATTAATCTTTCTTGATATGGAAAAGGTTCAAAAGGCATTTCACCTTTTGTAGGATGTTGTATTTTCATAAATTGTTTCATAAAATACAACGGACCTGATTTTTTATCCATACATTTTTCAAGTTGTTCAACTTGTTCTTTTGTGTATTTGTGCTTTTTATTAGCACGTTTAACCTGATCGGAATCTAAACTTACATAAGCCATAGTAATACTATTTAACGGTTAAAAATGTATAGGAAAAGTAACTTATTTTGCTTTTTCTTCTTTATCTTTTACGGCTTTTTTCATTGGTTCTGTTTTATTACCATCTTTATCTATATCGATATAATCTGGTTTAGCACCTTTTGCCGCTTCTTGATATGAAGTTTTAAAGTCTTCGTATTGTGTTCTAAAACTATTTGCTAGGTCTTCAACAGTAATTGAATCTTCTTTTACTGCAAGTGGATTATCACCTGGATACTCTTTTCTTACTTGCTGTTTTTGTCTGTTTAAACCACCGGAATGAACATTTACTAAAGTGTCAACATCCATAGTTTTTGGCTCTGCTCTTTCAGATTCTTTTTCTGAATTTGCAAAATTTTCTTCTGCTTTCTCTTCATCAGGTTTAGTAACTAAACTTCTGAAAGCCGCCATTTCGTCACCGTCTGTTTCGTGACTGTGTGGTTCCTGTTGAGGTACATCCATTTGTTTGTTAAGTTCGCCTGGATCCATGCTTGGCATCTCAGCACCCATTGGTTGCATTCCTGCTAATTTTAAAATCTGCATCATCATACCTGCTTCTTCTGGAGAATCAGTTGATATTTGTACTGCTTCATTTACTGGTTTTTTGTCTTCTGTTTTCATTGTAGTTGTATTTACCTCTTCAAAATCGCTATCTCTTAATGTATGCTCTTCGTCTCCAACTTTAAACTTGTCGCCTTTTTTAAGTCCTGATGCTTTGGCTTGTTGTACTGCCTGTGCAAAAGCATTGCCTTCGTCTGTTGCTTGTTCTGAATCCATTGCAGGTTCCATGTCTGCCATTTTCTCGCCTGCATCATTGTATTCATCTGCAACCATTCTTGCCGCAACTTCGTATTCATAACTGTCTGGGAAAGATAATTCTTTTGATTTTTTAACCAGTGCCGCAACAACATCTCTTTTTGGCATTTTTAAATTTCCGTCTTCGTCTTGGAATTCACCTATTGCCTCTTGAGCACCTATGTGTATGTCGCTCATTCCACCTTCATCTGTTTTAACTTCTGGATTTGTTCTTTCAACATTTGCCACAGCATCTGCAACCAATCCAGGTCTAGTTTCTGCAATTTCTTGTAACTTTCTTAATACGTCAATCATTTCCATAACTTATTTCCTTTTTGGGTCTGGGTGTGGGTTAGTTGCTTTAGTTAAAGGAGACTCTGATGGTTGGTCTTCTTTAGGTGTTGCATTTTCTTTTTCTTTTGGTTGATCTTTATTATCTTTTTTGTCTTTTAATAATTCTTTTAATAAACTCATGTTTGCTTTTGACGAGTGAAAATCTGCTGGATCAACTTTAGCATGTTCTGAGTACTCGAGGTCAAGTAGTTTAGTTCTGTATTCTGATGTTTTTTCTAGTTCCATTTGATTTTGATATTCTTCTGAAGGTTCTCCAGGTTTTCTCACTTGGATCATTGAGTTGTTAATGTTAAGATAAACAGATAGATAATCTTTCATTTCTCTTACTGACGCTGGATAATTTGTAGTAACATCAAAAATTGTAACTGTTTCGTTTTTTAGTTGTGGAAAATCTAATGGTACACTTTGAATTGGTGTGCTTTTTCCTGCTGACATTTTTGCAAGATCGAATTTTTGCAGTGCAGTTTCTAAAGCATTTTTATCAATGTCTTTAGGTTCACCTGCTATCTTGATTTTGTAGTCATATGACTTTGTTGATTCTGTAAGATACTGTGTAAACGTGCTCATATGCAATATTTAGTCTTTTTTAAGTAGTTTCTTCATTAATTCATTACGGTCTGATATTACAAATCCGTCGCTTTCTTCGATAGTACCAGTGTCGTTACCGCCTTTTTTGTCTATATTTAATTTCTTTAGTTGTAACTCAACCATTTTTAGTTTTTTGTCTATTTTGCTTGATTTTGCATCTATGGCATTACGTAACATAGTACTTGCAACCTCAAATATACGCCCAGAATAACGTGAGTCTACATTCATTCCTAAGTCCATTAAATTTTTATATGAATCTTCTGCTTCAACTGCCAACTTATCTAGTTCTAAATCAGACAGTTCGCCCAGTCCTTTTACTTGAGGTAAAGCGGCCGCAATTTTATCAAATTCAGCATAACTTCTTTCAAGATTTTTTTGCGTTTGTGGATCTAAATTTTTGCTTTTACCATTTACTTTTGAGTCTTTTTCTTTTTCTTTTGCATCAACTTTATCGAATGCTTCTTTGACATTTGGTAAATTTAATATATCTTCAAGTTTTTTTGTCATTTTTTTTATTTACGTTTACCGTTATGGAACAACTGGTCTTCTGATACTACTCTAAATCTAATTTTATTTTGTTTAGCATAAGCATTCGCGGCTTCCCATTTTGCCATGTTTATTACAACTTGTTTTTTCTTACCCATACTTTTACCTGCCATTTCCATGGATGTTTGCGACATTGGTTTTACTTCAATTAGTTCGGCATTTTTACGTCCATTTTTATCAATATAGACTACAAAAAAATCAGGAACATACACAGTATACTTTCCAGTAAAAGGATGCCTGTATGGAATCTTAATAGA